GTTCAAACCGATGTTCTTGGCAAAGGGTAAGGAAAAAGGATTTATCAGTATCACGCCCGACGATAGGAAAAAACCGGCTAAGGAAATAAGAATAGAGGGGACGCTAGAACCGCTTAACCGTAACGGACAACTAATTTTCAACATTGACGAAAAAGCCAATCCAAACATGGTTCGATTGGCTGAGCAATTCCGCCTTTTCACCATGCAACTCAAAGCACCTGCCGATGGACCCGATGCCATTGAAGGCGGCGTATGGATACTCAATCAAAAAATTGCAACCATGACAACGGGCGACTGGAAATCATGGAGCAGACCAACGAACAAAAAACGAATATAAATTTCTCACACAATGAAAAAACTAATTTATTTCTTTCAAGCGATGAACTATCGCCGTAAGGTTCGCCGAATGAACCGACTTACAAAGTTCAGGTATTTCAAAAAAGCATGTCATGAAGCTCGGAAGCTTTCAAAAGAAAACGACGGAAAACGTTTCCGTGTATTCCTTTTTGACAAATATCGTGTGTGGAGTCGTGAAGATATTCAGCGCATGAAAAATCAGGGAGTAATTTCCAAAAAAGAAAGTACTGGCATATTATCAAAAAACTGCTTTTACGATACATTGACATGTACAAATACGCATCCACAATTTTCAAATCGTAAAGTATAACGCGTAAAGACAAGGCATGCCTTGTCTCCGTATAAACCCAAATAATCATGGCCTACGTAACACAACAAGAAATAACCACCCATCTCGGTGCGGCTCAAATATCAGCCATTAGCGATGGCGATGACACTGCACTGGAATTCGCCATTGATGCTGCCGTCAAGGAAGCTAAAGGCTACTTGCAAGCATTTGATATCGCGACTGAACTTGCAAAAACGGGCACTGATCGTAACTCGTTGCTTATGGTATTCATCAAAGATTTAGCCGTATGGCACTTTGTTAATATCTGCAACGTAAATACAAGCTTGGAGTTACGCGAAAACCGATATAACCGCGCTGTGGCATGGCTTAAAGAGGTTCAGAAAGGCAATGTTATCCCCGATCTTCCCGAAAAAACAAATACAGATGGAGAATCTAACAATTTGCCATACAAGGTAACAAGCAACACAAAACGCACTAATCACATCGAATAATATGGCTGAGAATAAAACAAATCCTATTGGGTTCACGGCAACCGACAAACCAATGATCAGCAAGCCGGGACAAACCGTCATCCAAACGATGGTAGTTCGTCCATCTCGTATAGAATCGGCAGATATTAGTACCTGGACGAACGCTATCAACTCATTCAAGAATGGTACCAGAACAGCATGGTTTAATCTCTGTCAAAATCTGTTATCCGATGGAGTGTTGGCTGATGCTATTGATAAATTGGTGGAAGAGGTCACAGGTTCCGAAATTGCGTTTCAAATGGACGGTCAACAGGTTGACATTATCAATGATATTATTGATACGCCCGAATTCGAAGAGCTATTAAAAGAAATTGCGCTATCCAAGGTTTATGGACGTTCAGTTATTGAGGTTGGCTTTACTCCGGCTTTCGATGTGTTCAGTTTTCCACGAAAAAACTGTATTATCAAAAACATGGATAAACCGCTTTCTGAGCGTATAAAATTCATTGCATCCAAAGAAGGTGATACATCCGGTTATGATTATAGCAAGGATGAGTTTATTTTCGAGGTAGGGAAAGATGATGATTTAGGGCTTATTTTCCGTGCCGCGCAATATGTTATTTATAAGCGCGGAAACTTCGGAGACTGGGCACAATTTGCCGAAATTTTCGGCATGCCATTCCTGTTGGGTAAATATAACTCAACTGACACCAATGCCCGTGATCAGCTTTTTGAAGCCTTAAGTCAGATAGGTGGGAAGCCGGTGGCGGCAGTTCCGAAGGAATCTGATGTTGAAGTGGTACAAAATTCATCAAGCGGTTCGAGTGCATTGTATAAAGATTTGAAAGACGCCTGTAACGAAGAGATATTGATTGCCATTCAGGGCGAAACAATGACAACTTTGTCAGGATCGTCACTGTCGCAGTCTAAAGTGCATCAGGATACAAATTCCAAGAAAGGCAAAGCGCTGAAGCGTTACGTACAACGCATGCTCAACAAACACCTGGTACCGCTACTAATAAAGCGCGGTTATCCCGTTGTAGGTGGTAAGTTCGTGTTTCCAAAATCAGCAACCGACATAACGGTGGAAGAATTATCAACCTTGTCCGAGATTCTTGACATTCCGGCTGAATGGGCACATAACAAATACGGTATCCCAATGGCAAAAGATGGGGATAAACTGGCTAAGAAGTCACAAACTGCTACGCCTGTCAATCCCGATCCAACGCCACTAGACCCTACCCCTGCAACACCGTCGCCAAAGTCACCATCGTCGCCATCTTCAAAAAAACCGACGGCAAAACTAGCTGATACGGAATACGACAGAACTTTGATAGAAAAATTCATAAATCTATTTGATTTTTTCGCAAACGCCCGGACGCTGGGGAGCCGGGCAAACTTGAACGCGAAATCAACGAACAATACACACACAGCCACTAACGAGATGTCCCCTTTTAAAGGGGACGAGCACGAAGTGCGGAGGGGTTCGGGGTTAAACCTATCCGATGATTACTCTATAAATGTAAACGAACTTGTAAACCGTGCAATACGCGAACTGTACGACGACAAAACAAAGCGGGATGAACTGATTAACCGTAACCTGTTCGAAGCAACGTATACGCCACTTATTACAGCCATTAGCACTGAATTGGCGCCAACGAATGACAATGCATTTATAAATCAGTTTTCTGAAAACACGGCTGTTTTTTCGGCATTTAAAAACCATTTACAAACCAAAGAAATAGTAGCTCTTTTGGTGGACGAAAATGGAAAGCTAAAGCCATTTTACAAATTTAAGAAAGATGCCTTACAAGTATCACAGAAATACAATGTAGAGTGGTTGAAAACGGAATATAACCAAGCCGTCAGAACAGCTCGTACAGCGGCCAATTTGAAGGGATGGGAAAAGACATTAGACCTGTATCCTAATCTCGAATACATGGAGACAACGGCCAACGAACCTGATGAAAAACATCTAACTTATGTTGGCACTATTTTACCATTTAATCACCCATGGTTTAAAAAACACATGCCTCCGAGCCGTTGGGGTTGCCAGTGCTCGGTTCGTCAAACCGACAAGCCGGTGACTGCTGTTCCGGATGGTGATTACAACGCCCCCGGATTCGATAATAATCCGGCAGAAACAGCACAGATTGTTGATGTCAAGGAAACGGCATATTATAAAAATACGGACGCAAAACAACGTAAAAGCATTATGGCCGAAGCCGAAAAGCTTTTAAAAGCAATTGCCGACGAAAAAGCAGCAGAAAACAACCCGTAGAGACAACGCATGCGTTGTCTCACATAAAAGCGCATGCATTGTCTCACATAAAAACGCATGCGTTGTCTCACATAAAAACGCATGCGTTGTCTCGCTTACATAAAAATGAAGGTCATGGATATCGAAGAATTTGCCAAACAATTTGAAAGCCGAATGAAAGAAGTGAATGAATTCATTCAGGGCGATGAAGTGAAAACCATTATGGGAGTAGAAGCTGTCAACCACTACAAAGAATCATTCGCCAACGAAGGATTTACAGACAAAACACTTGAAAAGTGGCAGGAAGTAGAACGCCGTAAACCGTCGTCTGAGTGGTACCGAAAAGGTAAAGCCAGCGCTGGGCGTAAGATATTAAGTGGAGAAACAAAAGAACTACAGCAATCAACCAATTACACCTACATTGCCGATGGTGTAAGAATCACAAATGCAACACCGTATGCATCCGTTCACCAATTTGGCGAAATGGCCAAGATATTTGGGCAAAAAGAGTTTACCATGAAAGCACGTCCATTTTTTGGACCATCAGTAGTCATGGTCGACAATATTAAAACCAAAATAACAAACGAAATCAAAAACAAACTAACTAAATAATCCCATGAAAGCAATTTATACCGACATTCTCGATCGGATTTCTCAAGCCGTTACGACAATAAAATGGGTTGATTACGACCGCGGGCAGCTAGACAATCAAAACCAACGACCGGCGCTCGCTTTCCCTTGCGCACTTATTGGCATCAAATTTCCGGACTGCCGGGACTTGACCGATCGAATGCAATCATGTAAAGCCACTATTACCGTGCGCCTGGCATTCGACACTATGAACACCAACACCAATGCTTCCGTCACATACCAAAAGCGAGATGTTGCGTTAGAGCCGCTCGACGTGATAGCTTACGTGTACAAGAACCTGCAAGCCTACGAAACCGGTAATTTCAACTCCCTGAGCCGAAAGTCACAAGGAGACGAAAAACGAAGCGACGGACTATTTGTTTACCAAATAGTTTTTAGCTGCGAAATAATTGATCAAACGGCCGAATAACAAAAAAGCCTGTGCAGATCTGCACAGGCTTTTTTGTTATTCGGTTAGTTTTTATTGTTTTGTATATACTCTAAAGCCGCCTGCAAGTGTTCCCATTGTAGTTTTTAGAACAGAACCGGTTATTTTACCTTTGATTGTTCCTGTCTTAGTTGTCCATGATACGGAATCACCATTTATCTTACAAGTACCATTGACTAAATATGTTCCTGGGAAAGATGCTGATCCAGATCGAACATTAATTTCCTGACAAGTTGATTCTGTTAGAAATTCTATAGTTGTAGTGCAGACACCACCATAAACTAACTTTGAAATATCATCGTTTGCAGTCCATTTTGTTCCAATATATTTACTTAATTCAACAGGATCATTTGATTGACATCCATATGCTATAATAATAATAGTTAATAGTAAAATAACTTTTTTCATACGATATAATTTAATTTGTTTGTGTTTTATTTTGCAAAAATAAAGAGTTTACCCGAATTAACAAGCAAACTCATTAAAATTTAAATTATTAATTTTTCGATATGTTATCTGTAGTTCTTCGGTATAGATTATCCATTGCTTTTTCAAATAAAACATTTAAATCTGTTTTGCTGTCCTTGTCTTCAAAAAAGAAATTGACATTGATAGCATTAGCTATTTGCAAGAATACGTCTAAATTAGGCTTATATTTTAGCGAAAAAAACCGGCTTACATTCGATTGAACTAATCCAGTTTCAGCAGCTATTTGCTGCTGTGTTATACTTTTGCTTTCTGCAATTTCTTTAAGAAGCAAGACGAGCAGCTTCCACTGCTCGTTTTGATTTGTATTTTGTACCATATATTAATAATTAGCTGCCCATTCAGCTATATCTCCGTAAGTTGCATTATCAAAGTCAAAATCGTAATCATCAAAATCAAGGCTTTCAAAAAGTATTCTTCCTATTTCTTCTTTGAAATTTTCCATCAAAAAAGAATCTAAATCAGAATAAGGGATAGTTTCATTTCCATTGCAATCTGTGTAAGTTTCAGTTTCTTCGCTGTAAAAACAATCATTTTCATAAGTGATTCCAAAATGTTCCTCTACATTTGGAAATACTGATTGAATAAAGTACATTTCACCATTAAATGAGAAGTACAATCCTTGACGTCCGTAACCTTGTTGTTTTGTTGTGAAATTAAACGTTTTCATAATAATTTGCCGTATTATACTGTTGCCGCCAGCTCTAATTGTTTGATGATGCAAGATTATATCAAATATGATATATAACAATAGCATTTATAGTTAAAGTTTATGCTCGAAGCTAACATTTAACTATAAATCTAAATTATTCAAATAATTTCAATTGAGTCGGGTCATCATCCGGCTTCATTTCGTCATCTACAGCCTTCTGATAACGCCAAAATGTCCTTTCACTAATACCAGTTGCAGGCTTTACTATATTTCGATACACCCACAACTTGCAGCGGTCCTGCCTGCCCGGCTCATAGTTCTGCCGGATAATAAGCTTTATCTTTTCAGCCGAAATACGCCGGCTTATATGTTTCGGATGTTTTTTAGCCATTTAATTACTATTTAAATTGTATTTACTCCCCAATACTAGTTAGGTTGAAGCATGAAAAAATTACCACCAGCATTTTGAAATATAGAAAGAATCGAAAATACGACTACTACCATAAATAAAATTAACTTTTTGACCAACTTTTATTGAGTTATAATCTTTTTCTGACATGCTTACATTATCAGAGTATTTGTCATATTTTACGGTTATGTAGAAATTTTTGGGATGATCAGTAGTTATTGGAACCATGACTTTTCCACTCATAATCATAGAAGTACTCGTATATGCTTCAGTTATATTTTTATCTGACACATATCCAGCTGCTTCTTTTTCTGTTAACCCAATTGAATCTACACCCAAGATTATTAGACCAGCCACTATTGCTATTAAAACTAAAGATAGAATCCACGTTAAAATACCAAGCAGGGCATACCAAAAGCCGCCTGTAAATGAATCAATAAACATGTCATAAAAAATTGAATCTCGCATAATTATAAATTTTATATATTAATAATAGAAAATTAAAAACAAATGGGGTTCTCACAAAAATCCATCTCTCCCCACCTTATCCGCATACGTCGGCACCATATCATGCACATGCCAGTATAGTTCCTCCCACGTAGGCAAAGGTCTCATTAAACCCCTGTCATCAATATAGAGAGAAGCATAAATCTTACGAGTATCTACCCCGCCATATTTGGCAACATCTATTTTGCAACTCTCATTAATGTAATCGTATTTAATTTCATTTTCTGCAAGCCACAATACAGCCTTTGCCAGTTCTACACCGATTCTGCAAGTCCATATAATGATGGTGTAGCCTTCATACTTAAGCTTATTTATCGTGTCTTTCGCTCCCGGTATCATTTCCCCTATTTCGGGAAATTCATCCTTTACAATGGTACCATCGAAGTCAATTGCAATAATCATATTTTCTCTTTTAATTTTAAAATTTCTCGTTCAGCAGACGCCAGCATTTTAGACACCGCTAAATATTTCCTAGTCAGCATTTCATTCTCTCTCTTAATTCTATCTACATCGTCACCCACGTCCTCACTGTCCCCCGATGTAAACCGTCCCTCCGAATCCCGCATGCGTTCAGTTGTCCCCTTAAAAGGGGGCGAGCAAAGCGGAGGAGTTACCCCAAACTTTAATACCAACTGTGTTTCGCATACTTTTTTCATTTAAACCTATCTCTAAATTTTTGCAATCCATCATTGTCCCCTTCCAAGGGGACGAGCGTAGCGGAGGGGTTTTCTTCTTGTTTTATCTCCCCATACCTTTCATTTATCCATTCATTCAGCTTATCAACTGTCTTATTGCTCACCTCGCAATGATACTTGTATTTTCCGAAGTCAATAACCGTTTTTGAAACAATACCACCCATGCAGGAAAAACTATTGAAAAACACTCTGTAATGCATCAAATCCATGCCACTTGTCCGCATGTCCCGAAACAACTTACCAACTGAAAGCAGAACTCCTGAGGGGCTATCTACTGCATTATTCCATCCCATAAACTTCCATTCCTTAGGAACTACCAGTTTTTCAAAGAAATCATTGCATAACCGGTTAAGTTCCTCAGCCGTTTTAGCCTCTTCGCGTCCCCAAGTACCTTTACTTCTCGGTTGGTAATGTTGTTCTACCATATCTGAAACTTGTAAAGTGGATACATGCCATTGGTTTTGTCAGATCATATTTACCTTTTTCAAACCAATCTCTAAAATCCCTTTGGGATAACCCGTCATTTTCAGCAGTCAGGTAAAACGGAAAGTCGCGAAATATCCCCCCTTCACACTTAATGGCCATACCGTCATAAGGCTGTTCAAATTCCGATTGATAAATAGCCTCCTGAACTCCTACACCGCTATCTTTATCCAATCGAGCAAACTCTATTTGCTTATTTCCTTTCACATATTTGCCAAGTGTGTGATACTTCAAAACTATCACGGCATCACCGGCCAACACTGCGTCAATTCGTTTTTTCCAAACAGAAAAATTCCCACGGAAAGTATGAATTTTCGGATCACAACAATGAAATTTTGTAAGATTGAAGTTTGACACTTTTTCTATTTCATTATCAGAAAGAAGTCCAAATGGTATTATTCCCGAAAGTATTTTCTCTACAAAATATGTCGGCTCTCCTTTTTGCGGGTGATATGCCGGAAATGTCCGACTAACCATTATCACGTATGTTTTGATTTTGTTTTTCATTATGAATATAATTATAAATTTACCCCCCCATTGAATTGCAATAGCTCTTGCTAAACCTGTTGGAGTTTTACTTCTTTCATGACCTTTACCTTTTCCGAGTTTTCCAAACTTACTGTATTTAGATGTGCCTGATTTTGTTTTACTCGATTTGTAAATTATATATTCAGGTTCGACTGATGTTTTTTTCTCAAATAAATTATCCGATAAATTATAATATAACTTTGGAAGATTCTTAAGCCATAAGCAGGTTGATTTTTGATATGGGTCTCCAAAATAATACGGTTGAACAATTTGATCTGGCTTTCGATAAATAGTTGACATTATTCCAATTGGATTTTCAATTGCAATTTTTTCAACCGGAGCATTTACCACTTTCATGAAAAAATCAATTGAAGCTTGTTGCCTTCCATCTGCAATTTTTTCCTCAAAACTTCCCGATCCAGAAACTGCTAAATCTGTACATGGAGGAAAAAATATACCTACATCTGGTTTTATTAATTCTATAGCCTCAAAAACATCCATCTTCAAATGCCATTCAGGATGCCCTCCTGAGCAATCGATAATGTCATTTGAATATGCCTGAATTCCTAATTTCCGGAGTTCAATACAAACCGCTTGTGATTCTTCGCATCCAATTAAGAACGTCATATCATGTAAAATAAAATGTTTTACCCGATCCGCTGCCGAATCGTTGTTGTTTAATGATTGTTGTAAACGGAAGATCGTTTTTGTTTATCTGTTCAAGTGCCTGTTTTATGGGGGTAGCATTCGTAAAAAACTTGCATTCCCTGTCTTCGTACTTTACTTTCAAAATATACCGCCCATCTCCATGCGCTGTCTTTACGTTAGCTTCAAAGTCCAGCACTTGTATTTCGACGTTTATTACATCTTGTATAGAAATTACCGGAACATTGAATATATTTTTATCTTCAGGCGGCTTTACACCCAAATCAGAGAACTTTTTCATTCAGTACTTTTTTAAGTAGATGCTTCGAGTCACAATGTTTTGCCCAACCCAACCAGGGAGCTATTTGCATCCGGTAACTTTTCGCATCAATATCCTTTTTATTCAACTTTGCAGCCTTTCTGCAAAGCCGTTTTTTAATCGATTTACGCATTAATATGTGTGTATGATAGAATTTATAACCCACGAAGTCAATACCGCGAGAATCAACCGGAAATACTTGATAATTGCCTTTTAATTGTATGTTTAATCTATCCGTAAGATAATCGTTGATATCAACCAGTAAACCGTGTAAATATGGCTTATCAGGTGCCAGTATCACCATATCATCAGCATATCGGTAGTAATACTTTACTTGCTTAGATTCTTTCAACCAATGATCAAAATAACTCAGATACAGGTTGGCGAAAAACTGACTCAGATAGTTTCCTATCGGAACACCAGGAGCAGAATCAATAATCAGATCAAGCAATTCAAGCAACCGGTTATCTTTTACCTTCAGTCGGATAATGCTTTTCAGTACATCATGGTCAATACTCGTATAAAACTTTCTTACGTCCAATTTCAGGCAGAACTGTGTATTTTCAACGTCTTTTAAATCCCGTTTAATCGCTTTTAAAACGGCATGAATTCCGCGCCCCTTGATACAGCTGTATGTCTGCTGAATGAAAATACTTGTCCATATTGGCTCCATTACATTCATAATGGCATGGTGAACCACTCTGTCCCGAAATGGTAACCGGTAAATCTCGCGTTCTTTCGGATCGTAAATGGTAAATATGCTATATTCCGAAGTCCGGTAAGTTCCGTTTATCAATTCATCCTGTAGCTGTCTCATGTTGCTTTCCAACTCTTTTTCAAAGAGCCGAACACCATATGTATGCGCTTTACCCTTTCTGGCTTTTTCGTAAGCGAGAACCATATTATCCTCGCTGCATACCTGAGCATATAAGTTATTGTATCGTTTCATTTCTTTGCTTTTCGTTTGGAGCTTTCGGTTTCCTTACCAGCACCTTTTGAAGTTTGTTATTTTTTTGCCAAGTGGCAGGGCCTTTATCCTTGTATCTTTATTTCGCATAGGTGCGAGGTGTTACCTGCATTCGCATTCGAGTTATCGTAATTCGTATCGTTGAAAACGAAACCACTGGAAGACAACCTCACAAAGACAAACAGCCTGTTTTATTTACTTCAGAATGATTCTGCTGTACACTTCGGTAAATTGTCGCCCTGCATATTCTGCCATTTCCTCAGATGGAAAGCAAAGGCGCGAGGCGCAACCCGCATTCGCATACGAGCAATCGAAATACGTACCGCTGAAAACGAAACCACCGGAAGACACTTTAAACCAAGGATACCACTTGTATTGATCAGTATCATTCCAATCGGCCTTCCAATCTCCAACTAACGCTCTGGTGATTACTACCGCTTCATACACTGATTTGAAATATTCGCGAAGCTCTTCAGGTACTTCGTTGAATTCAGGTGTTGCAGGCATACCTGTTACGTTCAAAGCATCTTCTACTGTTTTGATGCTTTCCATTTGTGTTGCTTCTACTTTTTCCATGTGTTCAAAATTGTTTGCATTTAGGCTGATTATTTAATAAAATCTGAATATAATTGTAAGAATTGTTTACCTGCATAAGTGGCTAATTCGTCACTCTTAAAGCAAAGGCGCGAGGCGAAACCCGCAAGCGCAGCCGAGAGAACGCAAAACGCATCGCCGAAAACGAAACCACCGGAAGACACTTTAAACCAAGGATACCACTTGTATTGATCAGTGTTCAGCATGTCAGGTTTCCATCCTTCATTCAATGCGCGTGTGATAGTTTTGATTTTCCGATACGTTATTTCATCATCGGTAAAACTAAGTAGTTTGAAAATAGATTCGTCTAGTGGCTTTTCGCCCAGCTCTAAACAGGCATCTTCGTAGGTTTTAACTCTATCCATAATGCTTTCGGAAAAAAAAGCCTTTCCAAAAGTATCTTCAAGTGCTACCTTGAATTCCGGAGTTGCATCCTTGTACAACTTCCTTGCATTTTGTTCTGAAATTTGTAATGTTTTCATTTTGTTATTTTTATGTGGAAGTACAAAAAATGCACTTCCACTGATTAATTTAAGCAGCCTTATCATCGGCATCATATTTAAACACATCCATAATGAGGGTCTCCGTAATAGCAGCTATTTCATAGTCTGCCATTGACCCTTTCATTCCTTCCACTACGCCTGCATTAGCCTCTTTGGTGTCATTAGCCTGAACTAGCATGCTAACGGCTGTTCTGCGTTCAACACCCTTATCTTCATCCAAGCAGATAAACATCACTTTTGCGCGATACCATTTATCTCCATTTTCATTGAAGAACATTTCGTTTATCTTTGCCCTACGAATAGCTGTTACTGTGAATTCACCACTAATAAACGGTCTCAGTTCCTCAATAATTCTTGTCTCAGCTTCAGTAAATGACAGTGCATCTACTAAATACGTTTCACTCACTTTTACGATTTTACCCTCTTCGCCGGTTTTTTCGTACTTAATTTTACACTCGAACCAATTATGCATAATTTTTTTGTTTGTGCTTTTCCAAAGTTTCTTTTACGTTGGAAAAGCTGATTATTATATATTTGAAAAATTCAATTCAATAGCCTCATAAGCCCCTGCAACATCTTTAACCGATACCCGGTAATAAACTTTCGAATCGGGTCGACGCTCGGCTTTTTTTATCAATTTGCAAGCTTCAGTAAGCCGGGGCTCTTTTGCTCTCTCTTCGTATCTGAATAGAGGTCCTGTTTTTTTTGGATCAAGCTTTCCACTTTTATTGTCAAAGCAACTAATAACCATATCCTTAACAAAATCCTTATCCGATTCAATAGAACTCCCAAGAAACTCATGTAGAATCTCTTTAGCTGCCATGATCGTTTGATCATCATACTGCAAGGCTTCATTTACTGACCGTTCAATCTTTATTGACCGATCGAAATTATACCATGTGTAGTTTCCTTTGAATTTAGCATCCCGTTTTATCTTATTTTCATCTAAGAAAGCCTGTTCGGCTTCCTCACAGAGCTGTTTAATCTCCTTTTTAAAGGCAATTAAACGCGCATTTACCGCCAACGCATCTTTTGCCAATCGGGCCGAATGAACTTCCATTAGCCGCTCTGACTTTGTCACGCGCTTGTATGGTATTCGAGTCCCCGACTCATCTACCCACGTTTCGTTTTTACTTGTTTGTGTCATTTTTTTATTGATTTTATTATAAATATTAATATTTCGTAGAGTACCCAAAAATTAAAACATGAAAGAATGATCAATCCTATCAAAACTTTCCAAAACGGGATTTCCTTATCTTCCATCAGATTGTATTTTAAAAGTGGATAGTTCCTCAATTCCTCCGGACAAACTTGTATTTACACTCTCATTAAGTGTGTAATATTTTACCTCTAAGCGATGCAAATCATTGCATTTAGCCTCATAATCCGGATGAGTGATTGGATTTTCTTCAAACCATTCAACTACCCGTTGTATCTTAGCATTTATTTCCTGTAACCGCTTATTAGAATTTATCTTTTTAAGCTCTTCCTCTTCCATTTCTTCCACAGCATCTACTCGTTTATAAATTCCTTCACTCTCATATTCTTCAAGAGACATTCCAAGCTCTTTAGCACGCTTTCTATGGTACCATTTCAACCGGATTGCATTCTGAAGTTTTAACCGCTCTTCAGGGGTTATTGGTCTACGCGTATTCTTCGTTTTTAAGCGTTCTTCATATTCTTCAACCGAAAGTCCTAGTTTTTTAGCTCTTCTTTTCCGAACGCTTTTACGGGCAGCTATTTTATTAGCCTCTGCTATCTCTTCTTTTGATTTTTTCACAGCACATCTAATTTAAAGTTGCCAAATAGTCAACCTGATCTTGTGTCATTGCTGTCACCTTATTCAGGTCCTTTGTTTTGTTATTAAAGGCATAATACAAGCTTTGCAACCTTTCTTTTGGAATCTGATTAAAATCCGATACAGAACAAGCATTACAGGCTATACCTTTCACTTCATTAATTGAGCTTATACATCCCATTGCTTTGCGCCATGCAAAAATGGAGGCAATAAGCCGTTTCCGCATTTTGTCAAGCTCATCAAGTACGGGGTTCACCTTCTTATCAAGTGCATCACATACCTGTATCAATTGATCGATCGTTAGATCAAGCGACGTAACCACTCCATATTGCGCCAGTATAGCCAGTTTTCCGTCGTTATCAATTCCGGCCTTTCCAAGTAGCACATGCAATTTTTTTACAAGTGCCGTTTTTTGTTTGTCCATAAAAGTTTTTGTTGCCATGTGTGTCTATTTTTTTATTCGTTATTATTTTTTATTCCGTATTTCTCTGCTCGTTCTCTCCAAATTACATAATGCCCTGTTTTACCAATATATCTGCCTTTAGAATAAGCCACATACCCCTCAACAAGTATTTTCAAACAGGCATCATACATTACCGATTTAGCGCTACGTCCGGCGGGCAATTTTCCATCTGCATGGCTGATAAATACGATTAACTTGTTTGGAAATTGAGTTTTAAAATTGATATAATCCCGGTAACTCATCTGCGTGTACTGAAAGGAGTCTATAATCACTATTCTAGGACTCTTTTTTTGTTTCAGTCTAGCTGTAAGATCAGCCATATTTTCATTTACAATCAGCAGCTTTCGTTTCACGTCATTCATTCCAAAGTTTTCGAACGACTTCCGGAGCGTGTGGCTTGTTCCTTCCTCCCGGCTAACTAAAAGTATTTGATCTACAAAGTCAGCAAGGCATTTAATCAGTTGGAGTACAAAACTTGTCTTTCCGTTCCCTGAGTTTCCCCAAATAAACCAAACTCCTGTTTTTTCAGGTCTATCGAAAGCATCAAACCACTCATCCTCAAAATCAAAAAGATCGTATTTTTTATCGAAAATATTCTGTACCGTTAATGCTCTCTTAATTGCCATTTAATCACCGTTTAATTTATTCCCTTTTCTTTGTTTCTTTTCGACCGCTTGTACGATTGGACTTTCTTCTTTACCCTTCGCAAATCACCTTCGCTGTCCTCAATTATTTCGCTGATTATTTTATTCTCCGAAATTCCGTTAGCCACACAAATGGATGTAATGTCGTTGGCTGTTATTCCGGTTAGTTCAATGAACTTTCTGCCCAACCGGCTCCAAATTTCCCTGAATCCCTTTTTGTTCTTTGCTACTCCATTTTCAATACGTTTTTTGAAATAAGATGTTGAAGTCAATATGATGGAGCAATAGTCTTCTAATTCGTTATAGAGAGTTATGAAGAAATAAAGCAGTTCGTCCGACAGTTTATCAACCTCATCAATGTAGATAATCGGGTCCACCTGACGCTTAAGCGTTGCTATGATTTCCTGCATCATTCGGTTTATGTTCATCCCGTCGGGTTCTTTGCCTAGCGACTGCAATAATTCAATAGCAAATTGCTTTTTATTCCAGTACTCGGAACATTTCAGCAGGTAGGAGTTTTTTTCTTTCGAAATAAGTTTCAAAAACTCAGTTTTACCAGTTCCGGCATCACCAATCACCGAACTGACCAAATGATTTTCTTTGGAGTCAGTCAAAATCATTTTCAACTGGCGCGTAGTGCTTATTTCGGCATAAATCCACTTTTCAAACTGATGACCTATTTGAGCGGCCACATTGCGCCACATATCATCATTTATAAGCTCCCAATTTTCATTCATCATCTGGCTTAAGGTAGCCGAACTTACGTTTTTCAATGAATTAGCCGCTTTGTTTTGGCTTCCGTATCGGTCTATGTATGCACTAAGCGTCTCTGTGATTTGTTTTTTCTGAATAGTTTCCATGTGTATCGTTTTTTTTAGTTATTTGATAGCCATTTAGTTGGAATTAAATAATTGTATTTTTTGAAGTGGTATTCAACTTCAGCAATTGGACCTAAATCAGGATGTACCAAGTGCTTTTTAGGTAATATTTTTACAATTACACCGGTTAGCTCTTCTGTTATTCCTATTGATTTCAATTCTGGCCAAGTAGCTATCACAATAGCTGTTTTTTCTGTTTCCATGTTAGTAGATATTATATATGTCTAATTCGTTTTGCTCTTCATCCGGAACGTCTACGGCAGTCGCTTTCAGCTTTTTTGTATTCGATCTGCCTTCGTTTCTGTTGTTCTTATGCTGCCCCTTAGAGTCCGTTAAGCAGAATTTCTGAAGCGTATCGTTTTGAAGTAATACAGGCATGATATCAGCCATGTTCTGTATATTTTGTGCTCTAAAGTCTGATACCTGCTTTTCAAGACTGGCGTTGAACTCTCGTACCCGCTGTATTTCGCCACTGTCACCCGGCTTTCTGTCTTTCAGTGCCATTGGTTGCACATATACCTTTTCAAGCAAAAACCGGTGTGTTTTATCTTCGCTAACCGCTAACACCTTATCCATATTTGTCGGGTCAAAGTATATGTCAAATTTCAAGTGATCGTAATTCCGGAAATTTGGATTCCAACACTCCCACGTGTGTTTTATTCCGTTGATTGTTTTGTGTAACCCATCACTTTCACGTTGGTTAGGCTTTCCTTTTGTTTCTCCGAATGTGTACAGGTAGTTTTCTATGGACATTTCTAGCTTATTATCTTCCGCCGTAGCTTCCCACAACTTCATATATTCATCTATCTTTTTTGCCCTTGCTTTTTCAATGATCTGAACAACCTGGGCACACGCACCTGCATAATCGGGAAATTCATTCTTGTATTTGTTCAGATATTCCGTATTTGCCTGCTTATCTTTAGCAGAGGTGATACCGTAACCGCTCCAGTTCTTTTCGTATTGGCAATAATCGTGATTAATGCTTTTAAAATAAGGTTCAATAACCTTTGCTTTTGCGTTCTTTGCGCGGGCTGGAGTGCTCAGTTCTGATACAGCCTCGTAAAATGGAGTCATTTTTTTTATAGCATATCGGTCACTCTGTATCTGGTGTGTCCGGTACATCTTTCCAAACAGTTGCGCTGTGTGGCATTCTGCATTCCGTAGAGCCATTGTAATCAACTCCGGAGTTTCATGGGTACCTATTGCATAACCAATGATATATTTTACTGACGGGTCAAGAACCACAACCACTGTTGGCCGGTGATGATAGGTTGTTTTGCCATTTTCAAACTGCTGAAACAATAGTTCTACATCCCAACCATCCAATGTCCAGTAATAAAGTGGACAAGTAGGGGAAGATCGTTTCACCTGCATTGTTTTTTTGTTTCTGAATTCAACAGCTCCGCGTCGTCCGGCGAATATTTGTGTTGCATATTTCTTTCTCCACTTGGCCACAGCAGCACCGGTTATTTTATCCCACTGTAAAGTGGATGCTATCATATTATACAATCCGGCTACCTGTTCGTTATCCAAATTGCGCGGATCAGCCAGTAATTCATTTAGAATAGATTGTTTTTGATCATCATTCACTTTGGCAGAATTCTTATTGCAGAAGTTACGATGTATCAAACATCCGTATCCCTCTTTCAGGTACTGTTTGTATTTTTCATGTAGTCTACGATCGTTGCTTGGCAGCGTATGAGGGTATTCCTTTCGGTCTAGGTCCATCACTCGTTTGGCTATGCCATTCCAAATACCTGTTGTAGTTCCGCCCAAAGCCCTGCGCATCGTTACGCGGTCAGAAATCAAACTATGAATAGCATTCAATACAATAGCATTCGTGTAGTATTCCTTTACCACGTTGTTATCCTCCGATGCCGGAAGGTATCTGTCCGGCTCAACTTCATAGCTGCTGTAAAACTCCATCGCTGCCGAATCCTGAATAATCAATTGTTGAAGTACATTCGTTATGGTCTTTTTAGTGATATCACCAAACTCCATTTCTATTTTCTTCCGAAAGCGCTCAGGCATGGTTTTGTAGTCAATCAATGCAGGAGTACCATAGCATCCCCGCCTGATCACATTAATTTGTTTCCTTACTGTTAGCTTTCTATATGTATCTTCACTCATTATGCCATTATCAATAAGGCTTCTTGACTGAATTGCCAACATGTTATTATAATATTCAACCATAATTTTAAAATCTTTTGTTCCATCCGGGGAATCGAACCCCGGTTAAACCATTTAGGATTGTACTAGCTTTGCAAAATTGACTAAGATCTGTTCGTATGTTGAAAGTTTCATTTCAGCGATTGAAAAACTGTCTTTCACTTCGTCCAGATTCAGTTTATAAGCCATTTTCGCTTTCAGATCAACTATTATCTGAAAACCGTTTCCAAAATTGTGGATCATTCGATCTACTGTGTGAGTAGTGGTCCAATTAAATGTTTCTTCATTCATGTTTTTTGATTTTTGTATTTAAAATCTATGTCCCTGTTGAATCCAAATGATTGCCAATACAATTAAGGTTACTGCGAAGCATATCATTTTTACTTTTTCTTGTAATGTTAGTGTTCTCATGATTTTTATATTTTAGTTTTTAATCATTCCCCCGTAAGCGATTGCACGCTCACGAATTTTTACTTGTTGTGGAGTTTCAGCATGTCCGGCCAGTGCTTTTCTGATAGTAGGATAGGACCCCAGTTCCAGCAAAGCCGTTTTTACTTTGAAATCCACAATAATTTTTTTTTCAAGTTCCATATGTCTGTTTTTTTAGTAGTTTTGCATTTCAATGTAAATCATGGCTGAAATACGTTGCAAATATAATTCAGAAATACGTAAGTTATATCATGTAAATTCAGAAATACGTAACTTTTATATTAAAATATATGGAAACCACTATAAATGAACGATTCCAAAACGTGTTAAAACATTGCATTGCTTCAGGAAAAGCCAAGAATAGAGCCGATTTTGCTCAAAATATAGGTATAAAAGCGTCCAGACTTTCAGAAATAACTGGGAATAGAATGGGGATTAGTACAGAAATCTGTAATTCTTTACATGAAAAATATGGAATCAATATGAATTGGATGATTTCTGAAGATGGAAATATGATAAATGAGCAGAAAAATGACTCCATCCAAATAGTCGATCAAACCTCTTTCAATTATCTTTTGGATAGATATGAAAAACTGGCTATCGAAAAAGGTCAGTTAGAAAATGAATTAAACGCCATGAAAAGTTCAACAGGGAAATCTCCTGGTCCTACTACTTATACTATTAGTTCGGAAAAACTAAATATTGCTGCTGAACCCCACAAAAACAAATAGTCAAGCGCCACACACACTTATATAGTTAGTTCAAGTATATACGGCTGTTTTCTAGCCTGTTTTAAAAATGTATTTTGTTTTTTGCTGTATTTATAGGGGTACTTATTATCTATTTTTCTATTGTTTTTACTTGATTAAATATCATATTGGTATGCATATTCGTATATTTTATTGTGTTTTTGTCCACCCAACTGTCCACCCAACTGTCCACCCATTGTATATTTTCTACTGTTTTATCATTTTTCAGCTTCGTTTTAATCTTTCACTTTCGGGCATAAAAAAAGCCCCTATTTGGGGCTGTATTTAGTGGCTGTAGTTATACTTTACATGTTATTATATCGCATCTTACGCGGCTTTTAAATGGTTATTAAGCACTAATTAAAGTAATGCATTCGTTTTGCCGCTTTTTATTGTTAATAATATAAGCAGAATTAAAGTAGATGTACATTTTGTTTTTCTTTTGTTCTTTGTAACTACCTGCTTATTAGTTTATTATTTTATTTACGTTGTACGTTTTGTTTTATGCCTTATATTACCAAAGAGGAATATAGGTAATAAACCAACTTATCAATACGGCCATATAGCACTAACAATTAGCACTATACATTGCTTGCTATTTTATTGTATTCTAAATTAGATGCTGATTTAAAACTAATATACAAAACGTTTTGTTATTCAGGCATAAATGATTTACTTTTGCAGACCTAAAAAGACAATCATCAAATATGCAATAAGACATTTGAGTTAATTTACAAATAGTTGATTTACAACAAATGCCTGTTCGATTTACTCCGTAAAAAGTCGATTGAAGGTATATAAGGTCTAAGGAGATGAAAGAATGGGATTGTGAATGGAACCATTTATAATTTATTTGATCCACAAAATAAAGAAATATGAAAACAGCAATATCGAATGTAGTTAGCCATAATAGCGAAACTAAATGGGCGAGTACGCAATCACCCCAACAGTTCTTTTCGGCTGATCAAATGATTGACGCTTATCAAAATGGATGTAATGATGGATTTTCGCAATATATCAAAAAGATGCGTAAACATATTACAGCAAATATAAGTGTAGCAACAACAAAAGCTGAAGAGTTCTTACAATCAATAAATATAAACACTGAAATTTGTAATTCTATTTATTTGAGAGTTATCGATATTAATCAATTTGATTTGCTTTTTGCAATTAAAGAAGATATTTTCTTTGACAGTACAAAAAGTCGTCCTTTCTATCAAAAATCAATTGAATTTGAACTAAATAATCCATTTATAAGTATTTCTTTTTTGCCTGATTTAGAGAACATAAATACAAATCGTTTAACGGCTGATAATTATTTGTTCTTTTATGGCAAAGTACAGTCACATTGATCATGCTTCGCATAATGAAAGAGTCTGCAATTTTATATCAGGAAAGGCAGATTTCGGGGATTGGATAATTACAACGGCGTTTTATTCTGCGATTCATTATGTAAGGTATTTAATGATTCCTGCTACTTTACCAGATGGAACAGAAATAGATTGTTTTGAATCTTTATTTAATGCTCAGAGATGTTCATCTGAAGGTAGGCATGGATTTCAAAACCGATACGTTACTGCTAATATAACGGCTATAGCAATAGAATATAAGCAGCTTCATGACTGGTGTAATCAGGCTCGGTATTTTGAATATAATCAACCCCGCGTTCTTGCTAAACAAGCAAAAAATAATTTACAGGTTATCAAAAAACATATCGTTTCACAGAAACCTATAGTTTAGAATAATAAATCCCTGTCAATTGGCAGGGATTTACTATTACTCTTTTATACTTTCCTGCGGTTTGCCGTGGGTTAAACACAATTTATGGTCGGGAGTGATTTCCTGACCATTTTTTTCATTTTAATATAGATAAAAGGAAAACAGATAAAATTATTACGATCCCAAACGTGTGATAAATATTATATGCTTTGTGCATTTTATTTGAAATTTCATTCAGCTACTTAAATAATAAGTTCCTACATTTCTGCTGGGTTTTATATATATTGATTTAAAATCACTTTTTCTCGTGGTTGTATATATCGCCAAAGTTTGTTTCAATAAAAATCACATGCATTATATTGTTTATTTTCACTCCGGCAAACGGTAGATTACTCCCGTTTGCTCTAAAAACCATCAACTTACTTACTTCATCAGTGACAATCTCAGGAAATTTGGAGCATTTAAATTTACTTTTTGGTAACATTTCATATCCTAAACCGTGTTTAGGTAACAATTCAATGTCTCTCCAAGAATATTGAGCAATCTTATTGAGTCTTTGTATAAAATCGATGAAAAACTTAGCGTCTCTGCATTTATCAAATGACTTATTCTGAATATATTTAAAACAAAAAACCGGATATTCAATAACCGGCTCTTTGTTTATTTTAGGATCGTTAGAACGCTTTTTTAAACTCATTAATTATCTAATAATGTTTTGAAAAACTCTTTCATTATATTATTGGGAATTACACTTCCTGGAACTTTGAATGCATTAATCCAAGGTTCTTCTTCGTGCGTAAGATTCATTAATTTGACAGCCCCTAATTGTCCATATTCATTCATAACGTCCAAAAACAATTCTTCTTCTGCATTTGACAAATTAATTATTTCTTCTTCACCATTTAATGCAAGTGTATTTGAACCGCAATCTTTAAAATGGTGATATATTTCAGGTACTACTGGACCATACTGCCATGCATTAATTTCTTCCCCAAATAAAGGAGAATCAAAAACAGCTAAATGAAATCCTTGCATATAATAAAGGAGCTTTTGCAATTTTAGATTTGAAATAGTATCACCTCTCTCAGTATCTATGCTATTGATTATTTTATTAGAAATTTGTAACGCAGTTGCAGTCATAGTTTAATTTGTTAATTTTGTATTTCGGTATCAAAAAACTTGATATACATAATTTCTTTGCAAATATAAACAAATTTGATACCAAATAGTTGTCTGTTCCAGTTAATTTATTGAAGTGGCAATTATTTTGGTATCAAAAAATCAATGATATGTTCGTGATTTTATTTGTTCATTTGAATAAATAAATATATCTTGTTCAAAACTATCAATTTACAAAATAAAACCGATCCATTTAGATGGAGTAGTTCTATTGAGTATAAAAAATCATTATTAGAAGGTTCGCTGGACCTCCATAACTTTTCTATTGCAGAGTTCAAATAATTGAAAAAACATAACACAGATAACACAAAAGGAATACACTACTTATAATTTATTTATTTGTTATTTAGTTGTATGAGTTTAATATACAGGTATTTGTATGCTTTCACCTCAAAATCAGATAAAGACAGTACAATACAGCTAATACAAAAATAAATTTTGGATTATTTATATAGCCTTCGGGGTTGCAACGCATTGTTCTGAAAACTTATTACAGATAGCAGTACCTTTTAGTTTGCATAAAAAATAAATGAAACTTTAAATCGAAACGTATCTAGGCGTTTCTTACGCGCGCGTATTGGTCAGCTAGTTCAACTAATCAAATTAAACATTATCTTTGTATCACTTTCCCGCGGTTTGCCGTTGGTGGGTTAAATACAATTTGGCGGTCGGGGTGGTTCTTGACCGCTTTTTTTTTGCGTACTGCATACATAAATTTAATTTTATAAGTAGCGGTTAAATGGAAGTGGCGCACCCTCGTTTAAAAAGTCTTTTATAGTAACTTTCGAGTTTCTGACAATAAAAAAAACCGCCACAAAATTAATTGCAGCGGTTTGATAAGTCAGTGTAATTATTTTACCAATTATCTGTTTTTGTACCTATTAATCCGTCTATTAGTGATTTTAGTTGTAAATTTATATTTGATTCAACTTGTGATTTTGCATCTTTTTTTCTAATCGTTCCATCATTTTTAAAAATTCCACCTTTTAAAGGAAACGGTGACGATGAGTTTGTCCTATTAGTCTCGTCTCGTATTTCAAGATTTATAATCTCATATTTTACTTTTCCATCTTTGAAGCTTAATTCTGTAGTATAGCTACCACCCCATTTTAAGGTCATTCCTAAACTTTTCAATGTCAAGAAATCGGGGTCGTGCGTTTCAAACTTTAAATATTCAGAGTCTGTATTTCCTTTAATTACTTCACTTGGGTTCTTGTAGGTCTTGTTTATGAACTTAATTGCATTGTCATACAGTTGTTTTGCGGTTTTTCCTTCCGCATTTATGACGATATAGCTTTTTTCAGTATCCAGTGAATCTCGCAAGCCATTTGGAGTTAAAACAAATTTTTGCCCATAACTTAATGAACAAAAGAAAATCATTGAGAGTAAAATTAGTTTTTTCATAACCTATAATAGTTTTAAATTAAAATTTAGTTGTTACTGTTGTTGTAGTTACTTCTTTATATTGACTTTTCAAACATTTCTCACACGTTTGGTTAATTGTAATAGTGTAACCTCCAGAAGTAGTAACTGATTTTGTAGTCAGTTTTGCAACCACCTCATCAGCATCTTTCGTCGTACAATTTTGAAAAGTTGTTGATTTAACGGTTTTCGGGTAGCCTGAAATACTCGGACTTGCAGACGTTGTTTGTGTTAAAGTGAACGCCCAATCATAAGTAGTATTATCGGTGCAGGAAAAACAAATAAATAATAACAAAGGAATAAATAGCTTTTTCATATTCGTATAATTTTAAATTTGATAATTAGCAAAGTAATACAACTATTTGACAACCTTTGATACAGATAAAAAATGCGTGGGTCATCACATTACCGGAACAAAGGTACGACCAGTACCCAACCCCCCAATAAGTAACGCCCACGCAAACCGTGAGCATTTTCCTTATTGTTTTTAGGGGGTAATAAAATTGGTCGTTTTTTGTTCCCGAAACAATAGCAAAACGCTATATAATATTTTAAAAGACAATAATTTGAATTATTGTACTGCAAAAATACGAAAAGATTTTAATTTGTAACTTATTTTTCTTGATATATCGAACGAATTTTTTATCAATTGGCTGAATAACCTCTTATAGCACTTTAGCGGTTTTTTAATCAAACGCCTATGTGTATGGAAATTTGCGCATAAATTTATAAAATCGTTTAATCTGTATGCGATACAATAATTTTAAAAAAGCTCCAAAAATAAGAACTAATCAACCCAATCCAAAACGCTGCAATATCTTTAATGAAATAGCATCAAGCCGTGTAACTTTTAAATCTAGTGCATCAACTTTTAGATTGTGCTTTGTTGGTTTTCCTTTAAAAGTAGTTTGTTGTCGTTTCTTCGATTGAATAAGTCTATCATACTTCGCCTCTGCTTCTCGGTATTGGTCGAAAGGCAAATAATTTTTTGATGATAATTGAGTGGTGTAATACAAACGGTTTTTATACGCCTCTTTCGCTTTGAAGTACTGGCTGCCATACGCTCTGTATAAAATTCTACATCGTTTATTTGATACGGGGCAACGAAAATATAAAACACTGCCTTTGCCTAAATTAGAGGGTTTATATTCAATAAATACTTTATAATCCATTTCGGTTTTCTCGCCCGTTCGGTTATCTGTAATAGTGTAATATAGTCTTAAATAGGTTTCGTTTGGTTTATGTACGGTTTCAACTCCAATACTACTGCTATCAGTCCAACTCATTTGCTGGGTATGGCTGCCGTATTGTTTGCCAAAACAACTAAAATAACCCCGTTTAATCAAATAACTCATTTCTATTCTTTGAGCTGCATTTACTGTGGTTGCTCCTGTGCTGTATCGTCCCATGTTCTAAAATATAACCTAAATAGTTAGTACTTATAAATTGTTATTCTGTTGTCGTTCGCATAAGGTTTGAAACGGTTCTTTTGTAAACAGTAAGTTTATAAATACTTTCTTTTATCAGAGGCGATGTAATCTGTAAAATCAAATAACAAAGGAATTGACAAAACCCGCCTGATTGACCTTTTTGTATTATTTCTGATATTACTATTATTATTCCGGCATTTATGCGCCTCGTTATATCCGACAACTTTTGCACTACAATATAACTGACCTTTTCGAGGGTTTTTAATGATACGACCGCAACTGATACATCGGGGTTCGGTGGTCTCTGTTGCAGTAGTACAGATTCCTTTCTTATCTACGTGGTAATTTGTACTATTTCCAATCTCAAAAGTGGGTAATTTGTACCATTTTTTTTTAATCTCATTTGCAACTGAAACATCTCTCAACTCTTTGCATTTTACACTAATCAGATTTAAAATATCATTCTTTAAAGTCGATTTGCTGTGTTGATTTATAAATTTGTTGCAATCTTCACGCTCTCGGTTGTAATTAGCTCGTTTTTTTACTGATTCGTAACTGCGTTTTCCTTTTGGTATATCATATAAACTGTGCCAATAGTCAGTATTAATATAATCGCCATATTTGATACGTTCTTTGTCAGTTAGTTGATTAATTTCATCGTCGGTAAAATCAATTATCAAACAGTCCTGAATAGTTTCAATCAGTATTTTTTCAAATCGTTTCCAAAGTTCTACATCTAATAAATCAGATAATTTTTGATAAGTCATTACATCGGATATGTGTTTCATTTTATCAATACTGACTTCAATTCTCAATATATTTTCTGAATGATAAGGTTCTTCTTTTGTTCGTGCTGATTTATTGTAAAACTTATTTGTATAATTATCATACCCAAAAACCTTTCCATCACGTTTCTCTTCCCAATTTCCGGTATTAGTTTTATGCAAAATAATACATTTTAAGGCATTATTCGGGTTCATTTGTAGTTTGATATTCACGCCGATCTCAAAACCGTTTAAAACTGTTGTTTCGGGGTTCAGACCTGTTTTTTCATTCAATAGATTTAAAGATTTTTTTAAATCACTCAAATAAAAATCATCGGCGTTATGCAGTCCTTTGTTATTGTATTTGTGTAAACTTCCACGAACATAATAAAATTCGTCAACTTTATGAGTAAATATCAAACCGTTTACCTTTTCTATTCCGGTTGTACCAATAGATAGTACAGCATTTTTCAAACTGATTCCATCTATCATAATACTAAAATTTCGAGTAGTATGTTATTTAGACTTTTCGGAAAATATCCATCAAATAAATAAACTGTATAGCTGAATTTGTCAGGATCGGAACAAAACAAAATCAAACTTCTCGACCTCGTTTGTGGATTGAATACATCGCCGGAATAGATTCCGTTTACCTTAGTACGTTTCAAACCGGTATGAAGTACTTTAGTCATACATCTATGGCTCTCGACTACATATTTCGCACTCTGAGCGATTAAATACGGATGAATAGGTAAACTTATACGGAAATAAGAAAAGGGCAAATTTGCGCCTGATTCCGTCATTAAATCAAATATATCCGTATGGATTGCATTTTGAATAAAAACGCCCTTGGTTGCGGAGGTTAAACACATCTTTTTCATAATCTACGCTCTTTTATATTTTAGAGTTTCGATGTCTTTCAAAGATGCATAAACGTTGGCTCTTTGGTAACGAACACGTGTTCCGATGCGTTGCGCTGGAATAGTACCGTTTTTAGTCCAATCGTTTAAAGTAGGTAAGGAAATACCCAAAATCAGGGCGGCTTCCTTTCGAGTGATTAACTCGGGAGATGGTTCGGGGGCAGTGGTTAATCCAGATACAATTTTTTGTACTTCATTTTGTACAATAGTTCTGAAACTGTCTTGTAACTGTTCAAAACTGATTCCGTTGAGAATGATTTCGTTTGGCATATTCTTTTGTTTTTAGAATTTGTACAAACTTACTTCGTTCTTATTCAGTCATATTTCCGACGTTTCCGTAACGGAACAAACAGAACAAACGGAAATGATTTTTTTTATTTTTCTTTGTTTATCCACGTCTTAAAGTGGGTATTGTATTTGTTTTCTAATTCAATATCAAAAGTTGATTCTCTGATTAATTTTGCTGTAACGGTTCGCCCTGTTTTGGGTTTGTTTTCTGTTCCCTCGTAGGCTATTATTCCAAATTCGGCGCAGAAACAAATACAATGAGCTGTCTTATCAGGTGTTTTATCCAATACAGTTGTTTCTGTATACAACCAATCATAAAACTTTCCAATATCTTTACTCGGTGTTTTCTTTCCGTTGTTGTCAACTGTTCGCCATTGGTAGTTATCATCTATTAAATTAATCTCTTTCAACTTTTTTTTCAACTTTTCTGTATCCAGATTGTAAGGATGTTTAAACAGTCTGGCAAAGGTTAGTGGTTGTTTTGGTGGTGTGCCTGTTTGGTTTGGCTGTTTATCTTTTATTATATTGTCATTCAGTTTACTTTCTAATAAATTAACGACTTTATTCAACTCATAAAATGTACCTGAATGAGTTTTACTTATCATCTTCTCGTAATCAGGAATTATTATCTTTTCCCCTTTAAACATTTCTTTGGTTACAGGGTTATCCAAATTTGATTTAGGAATTTCCCAACCATTTTTTTTATATATTTCAAAACTTTCATTCTCTAAACGCTCGCGTATCATAGATTTAGTTACTCCAATATCAAATAAAATAATACGTATTTTTTCGTTATCAAAATTTCCTGTGTTTTTCAAAATAATTATAAATCTCAATATCGCTCAATTCTTTTGAATAGGTATTTTCTTCCAATTTTAAAACGTTTTTCAAACAATCCTTTTTCCATTCCGGCGATGCATCAGTCTGAAGAATTACCTTTTTTATTTGATTTAATGTGCCCGTCACAACCGTTTCTTCATCTTCTGGTTCCGAATAATTTTGTACTACAAATTCGTAAATATGTTCTGTATTTGTAATTAGCGCTAAAAATTCCAGCAGCGTTAAATCGTAGTAGGATTTATTACTAATCATTTGAAAATTGTTGTCTATTTGCTTTATTTGATCGGATTTAAACAATTCTAAAAAAGTTAACGATTCTTTCATTTTCTTTTCTCCTGTGGTAGGTCTCGAGTTTTCAATATCAACACCAAAATCTCTATAAAATAGAATCAAACGAGTATCAAAATATCTAATTTGTGGTTCTCTATTCTCTATTGGAAAAACCTCTCTAAATTTAGAAATAATAGTTCCAAAATAAGGAGCTAAAGAATTATAGTCTATTATTATATTAGATTCTTTGAACTTTGCTATCATATCAATAACTAAATTTTCAAAATTATCGGTTATTATTTTGAACACTTCATTTTTAGTATCTTTGAAAATGGTTTCAATCATTACATTGTCAGCTATTTCATTCCATGTTTTAAGAGTGTTTTTGCCATATCTTTGTAAATAGTCATTACAACTAAAAATAGCATGAAGTTGAATAAACTCAATGTTTTCTATGCTAATATCGGGAGTTAGCTGATTTAATTCATTATATTTTTTTTCTGCAATATTATAAATCCTTATTAGATTTAATTTTCCGACCTGTGAAATAAGGTTCTTATCCCATACACTTACATGAAATTCATTTGAATTGTTGAAATACAGACCGATATTTGGTACTAATTCAGCAATGTAGTTTAGTCTAGTCGCTATGTCAGGAGAATTTATAATTTTTTCAATTGGGTTAATTGAATTATCGCTATCATTTCCCTTTCTCCGATTAATTATATGTTCTAACAAAAAACGCTTAATCGTATAATGTTGATTTTCATTGATTTTATTCGTATAATCAAAACATAATTCATTTACAAATTTACTAATGTCATTAAGGAAATAACACAAACTATCTTTGTTAAAATAATTTGATATAAGTCTTATGTTGTTGAATAATTGAGACTCTAAAATTTCTTTTGTAGCTGTAGAACTTTTTAGTAGAAACTCTTCTACATTATTTTCCTCGTTATTCATTACAGTGGATATATTATCATTCATTTTTTTTGTTTTACTGATGTTGACTTTTGTTGCGCTATTTAATTCACATTCAGTACTGTTTAAAAAGCCTAAATACTTCTTATAAGCCCAATAAGAGTCTCTTAAAATTTTATTTTCAGCATAATTAGAATCAATTTTCTCAGAATCAAAAAAATCAATATCTTTCTCGACGCCGTTTACTAACTCCGTTAAATTATTTCTGTATTGTTTAATAAAATCCGTTTCCGTCGCAAGTATGTTAGTTGCAATGAACTCATTTAGTGAGCTTTTATATTCAATATCAAACCTAATTTTCAATACTTCTGTAATACTGTTTTTCGCATAATCCAAATCATGTTTTTCCATAGGTCAATCATTTTGCAATTAACATTGGATTAAAAAATTTGTGTGATTGCATTTTGATAGCGTTATCTTTAGCACTCATTTTTATATATTTCATAAATGCTGATTCTGTTTTATGTCCGGTTATTTTCATTATTGCGATACTCGGCATATCCATTAAAAAGGCATTTGTAGCAAATGATCGGCGGGCGGTGTGGCTTGTTACCAAATTGTATTTTTCTGTTATTTTTTCGACCCTTAAACCGCCTTTTGTTATCTCTTTCGTAATGGGTTCTTTTATTCCGGCGATTTTTGCAACATCTTTCAAATACTCATTAAATTTTTGATTACTGATTGCTCGAGGTAATTGATAATTGTATTTTTCAAAAATCTGTCTTGTAATCGGGTGTACAGGAACAACTACATTTTGATTCGTTTTTTGAGTAGTTATGTTTATAGTATTATCGGTTGTAATATTCTCTTTTTTGAGTTGTGAAAGGTCGGAAAATCGCAAACCAGTATAACAACCAATAAGAAATAAATCTCTAACACGTTCCAAATAATCTGGTAATTTATCGGTGTTAAACTCTTTTCTTAATAGTTTCAAACTTTCGGGTGATGTTTCAATAGTGTACATCTGCATTAATTCCGATTCATTCAAATAAATAGAGTCTGTTTCTTCTTTTAGAACTTTAAAAGACTTCTTTTTATAATCGGTTGGTACGTTTATACCCCTATCGTTTGCCTCACTTACAAAGGTCTTTAGTATCTTTATTCGTGTGCCAATGGTGTTCTTAGATAAACCCGCCCTTGTTATTGATTGACCCGCTTTTGTTTTCTCTCTCTTTGGTTTCGTTAGAAATTCGACAAATGAATTATAAAAGTCAATATCAATACTATTGAAGTTCAAAACCGTTTTCTTTGCCGTTTGGTAATCCTGCAAATTTTTTCTTACAACTTTAAAACTTTTCAAAGTCGATTGTTTATTGTTGGAAGTCTTAATAAGAAAATCAATAAACTGAAATAGGTCTTTCGGAGTTTCCTCTTTGGAAACAACCGTTTCAGTTTTTAAAATCTTATCAAGTTCTTTTTTTAGAATTTCATTTGTGGGTGTGATGTTTGTGTTTTCTAGTTTCAGAAAAACGCTATTGATAGTCGATTCAATTATATCTAATCGGTGGTTAAACTCGGGATGTTCGGGAAAGTCTTTTGTCCCTTTTGCTCGGTTCGTCTTTGGATTCCAAAAGGCGGGGTTTATACTCTTAGCAATGTAGTACTTTAGTTGAATGTACTCTTTTCGGTCGGTCTTCGTTATTGCAGCTCCGTAACTGATTCGTGCAAAAATAGCGGTTTCGGACTGATTACTGTCTTTGAGGTAAAATTTAATCTTTGCCATTGTAGTATGTGTAGTTGGTCAAATACACAACAAAGTTAGTAAATTATTTTAGGGGGTACAAATCAGGGTACAAAATTTCTTTCTTTCTTTTTCTTTTATTTATTCTATTATGATAAAATATTGTTGCATTATCCATGATTATCAGTGTATATTGATGTTTGAATAAGAAAATAAGAGTAACCAAAATATAATAGAAAGGTGTCTTAGTAAGACAACAAAGCCCATGTAATTAATTCCATTACATGGGCTTATTTTTTCTACATGCCGGAATACATATTCAAGACAGACTCAAATTTCTTATTTTTCGTCTATGATGGTGACTAAAAATGAGCTCTAACTACACAATACCAACTTACTGTCAGGCTTTGTTCTCGAGAAATTGTTCGGGCCTGAGTGGGCATAATGGCATTTCTTGAAATTGTGATGTTTTTCTGTAATCTCGCAATTTATTGCAATTATTTTTGTTTCTGGATAGATATTTACTGATGGAAGCCTATAGTTTTAGGCTAAATCAGGAGGTTGCCGGAATGAGATTGATATTTTACCGAAGAATAAGGATAATTCAACATTAAAAAGAAATTATTATCTATTTGTAATTGAATTGATTATTTAATCAGCTTTCGATTGGTATACCAATTAGCTTTTGTCTCTTGCACAATTTATATATCTTTG